GCATTAAGTCTTTATGAATTAAGATTTAGTGAGGCTGGTGCTGAAGTTTTTACACTGGCGACAAATCGCGACCAAGCCACTATTGTGTTTGATGCCGCTAAAGGCATGATTGAATCAATGCCTAAAGGCGGGCAATTAAATTACCGCGTTAATAAATATGAAATAGGCTTAAGCAATGACAGCCAAACAATGTTCAAAGCTCTTTCGCGCGACAACAAAAAAACAGGCGATGGTAAAAATGCCAGTTGTGCCATTATTGATGAAGCCGCGCAAATTATAGACCGCAACTCAATAGAGGTTATATTTTCGGGAATGGTAGCGAGAGAAAATCCATTAAGGATTTACATCACGACTGCCAGCTTTACTAAAGACACTAAGTTTTATGAAGACTTGCTGCAATTCCAAGCCATGCTACACGGCGAAGCTGCTGACAATCCGCACTGGTTTGGTTTGCTTTATGGGCTTGACCCTCAAGATGATTGGCAAAATCCATCTGTTTGGGCTAAAGCTAACCCAATGCATGGCATATCAATCTATCAAGATGCTATTGCAGAAAGATGCGAACAGGCAAAGTCAAAGCCAGCCGCGCTTAATGAATTTTTATGCAAAACCTTAAACGTATTTGTAAGTGCAAATAGCGCATGGCTTGAACGGCAGTATTGGGATGAATCAGAAGGCGAAGCAAAAATAGAACCTGAAGCGGTATTTATTGGTTTTGACCTTGCTGCAACACGAGATTTAAACGCAGTTTGCACTTTAAAACGATATGCTGAAAATGATTACTTTGCAGAATTCAAATTCTTTTTGCCTGAAGATGCTTTAAATTTAATACCATCTCACTATAAAGATATATTTGGACAAGCTATAAAAAGTGGTATATTGCACTTAACGCAAGGCAATGTAATGGATGATAGAGAAATATCCGAATATATTAAAAGCCAAGCAACACTTTACAATATAAAAGAAGTTGGTTATGATGCGTACAATGCGGCTAGTTTAATAGCGCGTTTGCATGATAATGGCATACCAGTTAAAAAAGTTGGACAAGGCATGGCGGTTTTAAGCAACCCTTCCAAGCACGTTGAAAAACTGGTGATGCAACATTCCATAAGACATGACGGCAATCCATTTTTAGGTTGGCAGCTAGCCAACTGTGAAGTTTATGTTGATGTGAATGGAAATATTAAAGTGCGTAAAAACGAAGCAGATAAAGCCGCAAAGGTTGATGGCATTATTGCTATGATAATCGCCATGCACTGTTCACTTGACCATCCATTTACTTCCGATACTTATGGCTTCCGCAGCTTCTAAAGGATAAACATGGCTATTAAAGACTTTTTTAAATCAAAAAAACAATCCGAGAGCAATAGTCTTTTTGGGCAGAATGCACTCGGCAACGCAATTATCCGCAACGCTGGCGCACAATCATCAATCAACAATCAATTGCTTTATGTAACGACTTCTAGTCAATCAGAAGCTGGGCGTGTTGTAGATATGTCTACGCTGGCTCGCAACTCAACTGTTATGTCGTGCATTGGCGTTAAAGCAAGGGCGTTATCACAACTACCAATTCAAATCATGGTAAAACAAGAGGATGGTACTTTTGAGGATGCTGTTTACAGCGAAACTGTAAGTGCTAGAGATAAAGCTAAAGCTAAAAGCGTTTTAAGTCTTTTACAAAACCCGAACAACTTTCAAAGTCAGTATGAGTTTTGGTATCAATTCTGTATGTGGCTAGACCTAGCAGGTGAAGCGTTTACTGTTTTATGGCGACAAGACCAAGCTAGTGCAACACAAACGCCAATTGAAATGTATATTTTAGATTCCACACTAATCACGGCACAGATTACAGATTCGCGTTATCCAAGTTATCGACTTTCAACACCTAGCTACGGCTTTAGTAAAGACCAACCTTTAGCGGCACACCAAATTATTCACATCAAAGAATCTGCATGGCAAGGTTCGGCAGGTTTTAATAAAGGCATTTTAGCGGTTGAGCTAATATCGCTCGACCAAGATATTGACCTTTACGCTAACTTTATTATGCAAAACGGTGCAAAACCTACTGGAATGTTTACCACAACAATGGTTATTCCTGACAACAAATTTAAAGAAATTGCTAGCAGATTAAAAGAAGCATGGGCAAGTATGACAGGCTCACGCTCAACCGATTTGAGCAAAGCTGGACAAGCCATGTTGCTAGATAATGGCATGGTTTATACACCATTACAAATGCTAACATTGCAAGATGCAGATGCCGCCAAGCTAAAAGAACAAACTATGAAACGAATCTGCGGACTGTTTGGCGTTCCGCCGCAAATGATAAGTGTTGGCGAAGGCAAGTTTAATAACACACAAACCATGCTAGATGAATTTTACAAGTCAACCATGTATCCTATGTTAGTCAACATCCAGCAAAAGCTAAAACAGAATTTACTAAAAGGCTATCCAAATCTTTGTGTTGAATTTCAAACGGCGGACTTCTTAAAAGGCGCACCACTTGACCAAATGAATTATTCGGTTGCTGGCGTTAATGCAGGGCTGTTTACGCCAAATGAGGCAAGAGAATATCTTGGCATGGCACAAATAGATGGCGCAGATGAATTGCAAATGTCGGCAACGCCGTTCACACCAATTGCAGGTAGTTCGCCGACTGATACTGGTGGCGGTGGAAATGTATCGCACATAGGCAGAACAGGGCAAGCTGGTAAAGCATGACATTACAAGAGCTTTTAAAAAGAATTAAACAACTAGCAGAAACGCGGAAGCCGTTGCCAGTTGAAACCAATGGAATGAAAAGCAAAGGAACACCGATAAATGACTAAAGAGATAATGTTCTTTCAGGAATCAAAAGTCCAACTTGAAGGCGATAACCCAATAGGGAAAATTGAAGCGGTACTGACGACTTGGGGTGCGCGTGAAGGCGCGGATGGCAGACGATTTAATTATCAGCCTGAACCATTTCAAGAGTGGGCAACTGCGCTTGAAGCGACAGATAAGCCGTTGCCAATGTACTTCCAGCACAATGACGAAACCTTGCCTGTCGGCGAATGGACTTCATTCGAGTTTGACGATGTTGGCATGACTGGGCATGGTAGAATGTTTACCAATACCAGCGCAGGCAAAGATTTATACACGATTATGAAAGAAAGCCCGATGATGGTGGGCGGCGTTTCAGTTGGTGCTTATGCTGACGAATATCAAATGGTTGATGCTGAAGGCGCAACTTTAGATTCTATGAATAATGATGGCTATTTTCAAATTACTAAAGGCGGATTGCGCGAAGTTTCAATCGTTATGAATCCAAATAATCTAGCTGCTAATATCAACAAATTAGAATACTTCCATCAAGACGGAAATTTAAATCTAAAACAAATTGAGGAATCCCTGCGTGATGCAGGAGTTTCAAAAAAAGATGCGACCACCGCATCTAGTATTTTCAACACAGTATTTAATTTGCGTGATGCAGTTAATACAGTTGAACAAACTACCAGTCCGAGTGATTTGGATGCGGTGGCTAACGATGCAATTTTAGACGCACTTAAAGAGCGCGAGATTCTGCAAAAACTTAACAAACGACTTAAAGGAAATTATCATGTCTAAAGAAATTATTGAAAAGTTAGATGCCATTGAAGCCACACAAACGGCTGAAATTGCAAAAGTAAACGAGGCAGTAGAAGCTCGTGTAACGGCTGTTAAAGAAGAATTAACTGCTGAATTTGCTGAAAAAGTAGCTGCAATTGAAGCTAAAGTATCGCAATTAGGCGCACCAGCAATCATCCAAGTATCAAAAACCATTCGCGGTGACGTGAATAAAATGGTTAAAGAGCAGCTTAAAAAGTTTGTTGATTCTGATTCACGCGTTCAAAAAGAATTGAAAATGTTTGAAGATGAAACACAATATCTTGGTTACTTAAAAGAAGCGTCAGCTTTAACAGGTTCAGGCGCAGGTGTAGGCGGTACAACTGCTTATGACCCAGTATTTACAGCTTTGCGTTTAGCTAACCCAATGCGCGGTGTATCGCGTAACGTTACAACAGACGGCTCAAGCTATCAGTTCCGCACTAAAACAGGTAATGCTGGTGCGGCTTGGGGTTACACTATCCAAAACAACGGTGCTGCTACAACTGAATCAACTGCAATTTGGCAACTAAACATGCAAGATTTAAATGTTCAGTTTCCTATTCGCACTGCGGCTTTGGATGACATTGACGGTTTAGAGGCTAATGTAGTAAGTGATATGTTGGTTGAATTTAGTCAAGCAGAAGCTAGCTCAATGATTTCAAACAACGACCAAGGCGCAACAAGTTTAGCAGGTGGCGGTTCTAATGGTTTACGCGGTTTAAACCAATATGCTGGTGCTAACGCAACTTATACTGGTGGCAAAACTTCAGCCGCAGCGTTTGGTACAAGTGGCACAGGCGCAACTAGCGGCTTACACTCACTAGCAACTTATGACCAATTAACA